TATGGAAATGGCCGAAGAGAAGATTGCTGAACGTATTGATGCAAACTTACTTAATGTCACGATTGACGAGTTGACAGAATTACCTAAAGAATTGTATGATAAAAAGATTACGAAATTGAAGGACAAAGTTGTTGGTAAACTAATCATCAAGGAATATCCAACCGCATCGGCCTCGACAACACACTTTAGAACACTACTGAATGAGCTCAATCTTAAGAAATCTTTTGTGCCCGATATTATCTTCATTGACTATCTCAACATTTGTTGTTCTGCTCGTATCAAAGCCGGAGCAAACGTTAATTCATATACGTATGTTAAAGCTATTGCCGAAGAGTTGCGAGGCATGGCTGTTGAGTTCGGTGTTCCCATCGTTTCAGCTACACAAACAACACGCAGTGGATATACGAGCAGTGATCCGGGATTGGAAGATACTTCAGAATCGTTTGGTTTACCAGCAACAGCAGACTTGATGTTTGCGTTGATTACTTCCGAAGATTTGGAAGAACTTGGCCAAATTATGGTCAAACAGTTGAAGAATCGTTATTCCGATCCAACACATTACAAGAGATTTGTTATTGGTGTTGACAGAGCGAAGATGAAGTTGTATGATGTTGAACAATCTGCACAAATAGATATTGTGGATTCTGGACCAACACCATCACAAAAACCTCAGAAAAAATCATTTGATGGATTTAAAGTATGAGTTTGAATAGGGAAGATGCATTACATTGCGCAAAGGTTTTTCATGATTACTTTTCAAACTTTCACCGCGTGGATGATTACATGCGGGATCAAAAACTGGCATCTTTGGCTGATTTGCCTTCAAGTCCTTTATTTCCTTTAGAGGATGATTTATTCTCAGACTTCACTGTCCATCCTAACGATATGGATTTTGAGGTCTGTGAAATAGACCAGGAACAATGGGAAACACTTCTCAACATAACATCATCACATATTAATGTTGCACCCGTTGGACGCCAAATAAGACTCGGTGTAATCGAAAAAAACACACGAAAGATTGTAGGTTTCATTCGATTGGGTTCACCAGTTATCAACTGTAAACCAAGAAACGAAATGCTTGGTCAAGTGTTCACGCAACAACCTGAGTGGGCCACAAGATTTAATAATTCTGCAATGATGGGATTTGTGATTGTTCCCGCGCAGCCTTTTGGTTATAACTATCTTGGTGGTAAACTTCTGGCAGCCATCTGTTGTTCTCATACAACACGAGAAATCATCAATCGTAAATATGGTATGAATTTATGTTTATTTGAGACTACCAGTTTGTATGGCAGTTCAAAGCAAGTTTCTCAATATGATGGTATGAAACCGTACATTCGATATAAAGGTTTGACTGACAGTGATTTTATTCCGTTGATGCACGGAAAACCTTACGAAGACCTAAGAAATTTTGTCGAAGATAAAATTGGACCTATCGTAGATGAAGACTCTTCAAGTAAGAAATTAAAAACTACGATGAGAATTGTGGCTTTAACCAAAGCAGCACTTAAAGGATCAACTCAAGCAGCAGCATTCATGGAAACGATTGAGAATGCAAAAAGGTTGACAGAACAAAAAAGATATTATATTTCTCACTACGGATTCAAAAACTTTACCGATTACGTAAACTGTAAGACCGACACGTTGGTAAAAGATGACACTTATGATAAGTTTGAGTTTGACAATGTAGTAAAATGGTGGAAGAATAAAGCGTCGAATCGTTTCGAGACATTAAAAGTGGAAAACAAATTGAGGACCGAACTGGAAGTTTGGACTTCAGGAAAGCCTATAGACATTATCAGATAAATACTTTTATTTGAGGTTTTTATGGCTGCTCAACAAGGTTTTCAATATGAAATAAATGCTGCTAATGTTTTAAAACCTATGGGTCTCGTTCCTAAAACATTCGTTCCAGCTGGAGCTGGACATAACCAACCGGACCTTATGTTGGAACATAAAAAAGTCAAATCTGGTTGTGAATTGAAAATTACAGCAGCATCTGCTGGTTCTTTAGTGTTAAAATATGATAGTAGTGATAAAAGAAACCCATGGAAATTTGGTGATATAAAACAAGATGATGCTGAAAAAATGTTTATTAAAGATTTAGCTGATGAAGTTGGTCTATTCGATATCATTAAAACTGAATGGAAAGAAATACCATTCAAACGTGATAAAGATGATTTATGGGAAGCTACAGCTGGAAAATTATTACCTCAGCAAAGATATGAAAGGGACAGAGACACATTTCCTGATATAAGAGGAGAAATTGCAGCTTCCAAGATTGAAGATTACTATAATCGTAAAGATACATATTATGTTAATGTTGGAACACACGGTTTTTATTTAATGGGTAAAAAAAATCCATTAAAATTAAAAAATGTACCGACATTTGGAAGTTCAGCAAAAGCAACATACAGAGCACGAGTTCAATATAAGGGTGGTGGAAATTATCAATTTACTTTTGAGATGCAATTTTCGATACCAGCAAGTAAGAAGTCTCCTTTCAATATTGCTCCAGTTGATGGAAAATCCGTTAAAATTTTAAAGGATAAATTAAATCTAAATTGTTTTATGTGAAGGATTATTATGACTGCGACCGTGATTTTACCAACTACTGGTGCACCAGAGTTGAGAACTGCACTTGAAAGTGTATTGAATCAAACTTATGATACAACTTGTTATGTCGTTATTGACGGAGACAAATTTACACCTAAGGCCAGAACCATACTCAGTGACTATCTGGGAAATAAAAAATTAAAAGTCTGTGAACTACCATTAAATGTTGGTGCAAATGGTTTCTATGGGCACCGCGTTTATGCCGCTTTCACACATCTTATTAACACCGATTATGTTCTTTACCTTGACCAAGATAACTGGTTTGATAAAAATCATGTCGAGTCGTGCGTGAACACCATACAAAAAACCAATTCAGATTGGTGTTATTCTCTACGCAAAATATACAAAGAAAACGAGTTAATATGTACCGACGACTGCGAATCATTAGGTAAATGGGAATGTTTTCAGGGTTATCCGCACATAGATACAAGTTCGTATTGCCTTAAAACAAAAGTTGCTGTATTATTGGCGCAAGTGTGGCACGGTGGTTGGGGTCAAGATAGGGTTTTCTATTCAGCCCTCAAACAGTACTTACCTAAGTATGAATGTACAAGGGATTATACTTTGAACTATCGTGTTGGTGGTAATGAAGGTTCTGTCAAACCAGAGTTCTTCCTTGCTGGTAATAAAATTATGAATGACAAATATAATGGAGAATTTCCATGGAGAAAAAAAATCTCATCATCGGAGCCTTCACTGGTTACACTTACAATCAACTAAAGCCTTGGGTTGAATCCATCGACCGGTGCGGATTCAAAGGCGACAAAGTAATGGTTGTGCAGAGAGCGTCCGATGAAACTTTGGATGAACTTACGCGCCAAGGCTTTCAGGTTATAATGGCCGATGTTCAACAAAACATTCCTATTCACGTACTACGATTCTTATACATCTATGAATTTTTGCGTAATCATGGTGAACAATATGAATATGTTGTAACTACAGATGTAAAGGATGTATATTTTCAAATTGATCCTTTCGAATGGTTGAATTTCCATCTTACTGATGGCAAAAAATTAGTTGTCGGTTCCGAAAGCATCAGATATAAAGATGAACCTTGGGGCAATGAAAATCTGATGCAAACATATGGGCCATACATTCACAACTTGTTTAAAGATAACGAAATTTATAATGTTGGAACTTTAGGTGGAACATCTGAATATATTAAAGACTTAACATTCAACATTTTTACCAATGCAGTTAATCGGCCTATTCCAATCGTAGATCAGGCTGTATTCAACGTTCTCATACAAACCCAACCATACAAAGATGTTACATACTTTGCAAAACAAGCTGATGGTTGGGCTTGTCAAGCAGGAACGACCGTTGATCCATCCAAAATCGAATCGTTTCGGCCACACTTAACAGAATCTGAACCAATCTGGCAAGACAATAAAGTTTTAACTGGCCAAGATTCAAATCATTCCCAAAAAGGAACACCATTCTGTATTGTACACCAATATGATAGAGTTCCGGAATGGAAAAAGTTTGTACAACAATCCTTCAAACAAGAAGATCCCAATAATTTTTTTACATATAGGACAATGTGATGAGTGAATATATTACATTCGATACAAATCAGCAAGCTTTCGGGTCAAAACCAGTGACTGTTTTCAAGTGTTCGGGTTTTGGTTTAGGTGCGATGATTAAAGATATGCAACATCCAGTTGGATTGGAAATTGGATGTGACATTGGAGATACTACACAGTTTCTTTTGGATTCTAATCCAACACTCTATTTGTATTCAATTGATCCATATGAAAACTATGTTGATTGGAACGGTCGCCCATTGAATGAGCGTGAGGAAGTCTATCGATCTGCACAAAGTAGACTAAAACCATATTGGAATCGTTTCGAGTTGGTACGCAAAACATCAGATGATGCTGTTGGTTATTTTGATGAAGGTATGTTCGATTTCATCTTCATTGATGGATTGCACACATACGAACAGCTCTCCAAAGATTGCGACAATTATTATAAATTTCTGAAACCAGGAGGCATTTTCTCTGGTCACGATTTTACCGCAATCGATGGAGTGCACCGTGCAGCCACAGAATTTGCAGCCAAAGTCAATAAACAAATTCTTACCACTGAATGTGATGTTT